GGCACGGGTGCGCCCGATGTCGATGGCGCGCTGCAGTCACTCGGTGGTGTCAGGTACAACTACATCGTGTTGCCGGACATCAACAGCGGCAACCTCGGAGACGTGGCCACCTACCTCGACGCTCGCTGGCTCGCAGAAAGTGCGATCGACGGCCACGCGATCACGGCATGCCGCGACACGCTCGGAAACCTGAGCACGCTCGGGCTCGGGGAGGACACGAAGCACATCTCGATCTTCGGCGACCCGTACGTCCGCGACAATCCGTGGGTTCAGGCCTCGGTCATCGCGGCGGCTCGTTGGTCGATCGAGAACCCGAACCGGAGTCTCTACGACACCGACCTCGCGCTCACGGCCCCCGACGAGACGGTGTACCTGAACCCCGACGAACGCAACGCGTTGCTGGTCAGCGGCATCGCCACCTATCACTTCGTGAGCGGCAATGTCCGCGTCGACCGGTTCGTGACTTCGTACAAGACCAACGGCCTCGGGCAACCGTCGACCGCCCTGTTCGACGTCGAGCCGAAGCTCACGATCAGCGCGATGCGACAGGAGCGGATGCGGATCCTGCTCGCGACGATCGGCAAGATGTTGGTGCCAGATGCGGGTGCGGTGTCGTACGACCTCAACACCGCGCCCTACATCATCGACCCGGCTGGGATCGCTGACCTGCTGCGCAATCAGTACGAGGACGACTTCCAATCGCAGGGCTGGGTGAGCGGGGTCGCGGAGTTCAAGGCTGGACTCGTTGTCGAGATGACCGGTCCAAGCGTGGTCAGCTGGAGCGCCCCCGACACCGTCAACGGAACGCTCTATCGCATCGAGGGCACGATGAATTTCAAGCTGACCGGAAGCTGAGGTGAGTCATGGCGACAACCGAATTCAACTCCGAAATCAAAGCAATCTTCCTGAACGGAACGCCGCGCCCGATCATCGACGGCACGTTCCGACTCACCAGCGGCGGCATTACTCGAGAGGCTGTGATGGGGGCTGGTGGAGTTCTCGGCCACAAAGAGACCCGAGTGCCAGGCACGTGCAACTTCTCGGTCGCGTTCGTCAAGGGGACGGACATGTCCGTCTATGACTTCAAGGGCGGGCACATCCGCATCGAGTACAACACCGGCGACCAGTGGCAGATGAAAAACGCGGGCCGAACCGAAGAGGCCCAGAGCGCCGCGCCCGATGGGAACCTCGACCTGTCGTACTCGGGGAACGCCTGGGAGAAGCTGTGAGCCAGCTGGCCGAACGATTGTGCTTCGCGTACCACCGCGAGTGCGCCCGGATCAACGAGCAGCGCGGCCTCGAGCCAGTGAAGCAGCCCGTGTTCTTCGAGCTGCCGGACAAGGGCGCGGCGTGGTTCGAGGTTGCTAACGCCAAGGATCGTGTCCTCGAGCAACCCAAGTCGATCGAGCCGTTCGACTACGAGCTCGTTCATCCGATCGAAAAGTGGATCGACAAGGCCGGCGACGTCGTACCCGAGCAGATCCCGACCAAGCTCCGCATTCGACCCGTCGTAACCGGCGATCTTCGGGTCGCGCCGGTCTTGGCTGCGGAGGACTACAACGCGGCCGTCGTCGCGCAGCTTCTCGGCATCGACTTCGGCATGTTCATGTGGCGCATGCACGCTGCCGATGTGCAAGCAGCATCGGCTCTCATCCGCCACTCGGCCGGTCTCGACGCGGCGGAGATCCTCGAAGCGGTCTTCTTGAAGGCGGGTGGGGTTCCAGCGCTGGACGAGGACTCGACCGCCTGGGCGGCGGCGGCTCGTGAGATGCTGGTGATCGAGCAGGAGGACTTCGCCTTGGTTACGTGCCGAACGCCAGGTGTGTCGACGCTCCAAGTCGGACCTCTGCGCCAAGGGCATCTCTCGCTCTACGATCGAACAGCAGCCGCTCGAGGCGACTGGGCCGGGCGGATCGTGGCGTTGGCGAAGGCGACGAACCAGCCCGACTCGACGATCGAGCACCTGCGCCCCGAGGACTCGGTCCTGCTCTGGGATGCCTTCAGCGAGCAGAAAAAAAAACTGAGCGTGGAGGGTCAATTGAACTTCGGGCAAGCACTCTCTATGCGGTCTACGGGTGGTCTCCCGACTACGTCGACGGGCTGACTCTCTCAGAGATCCGGGTCCACGCGGCGGCCGCAGAGCACCAACGAACCCGAACAGCAAGGGCCAACGCGTTCGCCTTCGCACAAATCCTGCCCGGAAAGTGACGAGCTATGGCTGACCTGAACGTCATCTTGAACGGCCGAGCTCGGGATCGCGGGCTGCGTGCGTACCTGCGCGGCGCCGTCCGGATGACAGAGGATCTGTCTCGATCGGCCGGCAAGGCGGACCGGGCCCTCGGGCGCTTGCAGGTTGTGCCTGGCGGAGCTGCTCCGGCTGTCCGCGGGTCTCGAGCTGGCGCAGGGCCTCGAGCTCCGGGCGAGCCTGCAGCCCCACGCAGGTCGAGGGGAAGCGCGGCGAGGGTTGTCGACGACGAGGTCGCGGCCATTCGGCGGATGGAGGTCAAGCCCGCGCGGAGGCAGGTTCAGACCGCGGCGACATTCTCCAACGCGCTCGACCGTGCGCTCGCGTCCGCGCAGCGAGAGATCAAGCAGCAGGATGCCGCGCGCGCGCGCGCTACGAAGGCGGCCGAGCGAGAGGCGAAGGCGGCCGAGCGCCGGGCGATGTCCTTCGACGACATCGCCCGGCGGCAGGAAGTCGAGGCCAGGGCAATGCGCAGGGCGAGGTCGCGAGCCCGCGCGACCATGGGTCCCGACGACTCACTGCCGACTCGATCCAGCAGCCGAGGCGGGCGTGGCGGTGTTGAGCTCGGCGCCAACCTGGCGATCGCTGGGCAAGAGTTCGAGCAGCTCGGCGCCAAGACGGAGCAGGGTCTCCGATCAAGCTACGAGGCGTTCCGCGACTACGAGACGGCGATCGCCGAGGTCACGACCGTCACGTCGACGATGTCGGAAGACCAGATCAAGAAGATCACCGGGGCGTCGCTCGCTGCCTACGGTGGCAAGCCAGTCGATCAGGTCCGGGCCTTCTACGAGGTGGTCTCCGCCGGCGCGATGGACGAGAAGTCCGCGACCGAGCAGCTCGACGCGGCGAACAAACTCGCCGTCGGCGGCCGAGCCGATGTCGCCGTCGCCGTCCAGGCTCTCTCGAAAGGTGTCGCCAACTTCTCGAGCAAGGGGGAGACCGCCGCCACGGTCGCCGACAGCTTGTTCGTCGCCGTCCAACTCGGCAACGCCCGCGTCGAGGAGATGGCGCGCGCGCTGCCGAACGTCGCAAGTGCGGCGTCCCAGGCCGGGCTCACCCTCGACGAGACGAACTCGAGCCTCGCGGTTCTATCGAAGCGCATGGGCACGGTGCAGATCGGCAGCAACGCGCTGCAGCAGGCGCTGTCGAATATCCAGAAGCCGACCAAGGGTGCACGGAAAGAGGCCAAGCGCATGGGGATCGACTTCAGCGTGGCTGGAGTCCAAGCGGCTGGATCGTGGGACAAGTTCATCGACACGATCGCCGATAATCCGAAGTTCGACGAGAACACTTTGGCCAAGCTGTTCGACAGCTCTGAGGCCCGCTCGGCGATCGGCAACCTGATCGACGGCAACAAGGATCTCGAGGCCACGATGGTGGCCATGTCCAAGAAGGAAGGCGCGGCCGCAGCAGCGACCGCGCGGATGATGGACACCACGGCCCAGCGAGCCGCGCTCGTCGAGGCAAAGTTCGGGCTGTTGAAGATCCAAGCCGGCGAGGCCCTGGTCCCCGCGCTCACCGAGCTTGCGCAGGAGCTCGGCCCTGTCATCGAAGGCACGACGCTCTGGATGAAGGAGAACGGAGACACCGCGGCGATCATCGCCAAGTACGCTCTCGGGATCACCATCGCCAGCAAGGCCCTCGGCGTGCTGTTCAGCGCGACGTCAATGATCTCGTCGATCACCGGCCTCGCCGGTGGAGCGATGAGCTCCATGGGCGGGACCATGGACAGCGTTGGCGGGAAGGCAACCGCCAACGCCGGCAAGATCGGGAAGCTCGGGGCCGCGGTCGGCAGCGCGAACCTGGTCTTCGCAGCGGCCGCAGTCGCCATCCTCGCGTTCGAGGTTGCGCTGCAACGCGCCGGGCAGACGGTCGAGGCCGAGCATGACCGCCTCGACCAGCTGAACAAGTCGACGGAGGAAGGTGGCCTCGGCGTCTCCTTCACGAAGAAGAACGAGAAGGGCGAGACCGTCGAGAAGACCGAGAACGAGCTGCTCATGGAGCGGCGCAATCGGTTGGTCGCCGACGTGAACGCGAAGGCCAAGCAGGCACAGAATGCAGGCACGGGTGCCGCATCGGACAACCTCGGCGGCAAGGTGCTCCAGGGCTGGGGTGCGATCATCAACAAGACCACGGGCGTCTCGGATGACCTCGATCGCCAGAAGCTGCAGGCCGACCTCGACCTAGCGCGCTTTGATCGGCAGTACGGCGGGCAGCTCGGTCTCTCCGAGGAGCAGCGCCACACGAGCGCGGACATCTACGGCGGTGTGCTGACCGGCGAGGGCTCGGCATTCGCGGAGATGGTCGCGCTCATGAAGCAGCAGAACGACCTCAGCCAGAAGATCGCGAGCAACACGGCGGCTGGCGGCAATGGCCCGAGCATGGAGGCTGGGCTCACCTGATGGGAACCAAGCCGAAATACACGGTCAAGATCGGAGAGGTGGAGCTCACGAGGATCGGGTCGCTCTCGCTTCGCCTCGGGATGACCGAGCTCGCCGACTCGTTTTCGGTGTCCTGCGCCGACCGGCTTCCGCTCGGGCAGGAGGGCCAGCGCGTGGAGATCACGGTCGAGGGCCGGATCGTCCTCGTCGGCGAGGTCATGACCGAGGATCTCGACAAGGCGCCAAACAAGCGCGAGATCTCCTTCACCGGCTACAGCGCTGCGCAGCGCCTGGTGAAGTCCAGCTACATCGGCAAGCGCCGTCTGAAGGAGCTGTCGCTGAAGCAGATCGTGGAGCGCGTGGTCGAGGATTTTGATCTCGTGGTCGACGTCGACTCGACGGCGCAGGAGATCGCCAACCAGCCGATCCCCAAGGTCTCGGCGGACAACGGCACCACCGCGTTCGCGTTTATCGCGGAGGTCGCCAAGCGGCAGGGCTGCATCCTGGTGAGCGGCGCGGCCTCGGTCTCGGACACCGAGCCTGCCAAGTCGGCGGTCCGAATCACCAGGGCCGCGGTGAAGCGGGCGCCGTTCGTGCTGGTGTATCCGCACCCGCGCGTCCAGAACATTCACTACTCCAACGACATCCGCGACGTCTACTCGGACTACATCGTCAACCGGCGGGGCGGCGGAACGCTCAGCTCCGACGGCTCACTCAACGCGCTCGAGGGTCTGGCGTTCGACGATCTCCCCTACTCGCCGATCATCATCCAGGCGGAGCAGGGCGGGAACACACAAGAGGAGCTGGACCGGCAGGCCGAATGGGAGATGCGCAAGCGATCGGCGGAGGGCAAGCGGGTGAGCATGACCTACGACGGTTGGTCGCCCAACAACTCACAGGCGCTTTGGTGGCCGAACCTCGTCTGGCAACTCGTCGATACCGACGAAGGGGTGAACGGGCTGTTCGTGCTTGCGAGCGTCGAGCTGTCCGAGGGACCTGGCGGGGCCACGGCGATCCTCGAGCTCCTACCGCCCGACGCCTACGCGGTCCTTCACGAGCCCAGGAAGCAACGGAAGAAGCCGCATGCCAAAGACCCGGCCAAGGGGTTCATCAAGGCCGGCGAGCTGTTCGGTTCGTCGGTGGTCGCGGGTCTGCAAGCCGTCGCCGGATTCACCGTGGACTCGCTCACCCACACGACGAAGGCGCTCGACGTCGACCTGTCGAAGGTGAGTTCGGTGATCGCCAAACCGGAGGACCCCGATGCGTAACAACTCGCAGCGCGGGCGCTCGCAGCAGCGCATCATCGACCTCGGCACGAGCAAGCTCAAGGCGCTCGCCAACTCGCTCATCGAGTACGTTCGGGTCTCGAGCTTCAGCACGGGCGCCGACGAGCTCGGCTCGGTGACAACGAACGAAGACGAGTCGATCACCATCATCGAGTCGTACGGCTTCACGTCGCGCGCCCCGGGGACCGCTACCGCGGTCGTGCTCGCGCCCGGTGGCGAGACGCAGGAGCGCGTGGCTCTTGGGTTCATGGCGCCCGCAGGCAAACCGGCGACCGCGGCCGGCGACGCCATTGCATGGACTGCCAGCGGGCACTCGATCAAGCTCACGAACGACGGCAGCCTCAAGCTCACGAGCAAGGACGGCGCGGTGATCGAGCTTCCGGGGACCGGCGGTGTCGTGGTCACCGCCGCATCGCTGGCCGACATCACACTGGTCGTCGACGGCGGGCAGACGATCAAACTCGGGGATGCAACGGCGACGCTCGGCGTGGCCCGACTCACGGATCCGGTTGGACCTACGCCTGCGATGGCGGCATGGGGACTGGTCATCGAGACATTCATCAACGGGCTTGTGCCTGGTACCTTCACGCCTGCGAACAGCTTTGCAGGTACGGTGCAAAGCTCATTCGGCACGATAACAAACGCATCCACCACAACCCTCAGCAAGTAGGAAAACATGAATCGACTCACATCG